CTTTAGCATCAACAGATGCTGCAACTACAGCTTATGGCGATGGTGATGTTCTTGTGGAATTAGGAACTTTAAACACTGATGCACCAGACGACTTAGTAACCCCTTCTAAATTTTTTATTCACAGAGCCTTAATTGGTATTACTACAGCAGCAGGACAAACTCTTGTTGGTGGTTTATCTTTAAGTGCTACAAGTGGTACAGCTACTAACTCTGCTGTTTCATCTGGAACAGAAATTGTTGGAGCAGGTGTTACTTCATTTAACGAACAGTTAAGTGCTACACAATCAGTTACTGAGATTGATGTTAACTTGAATAACACAGCAGGTAATTATCACATATTCGTTCCAAACGTAACGGCGGCTATAGCTAGTAAATACTTATATGCATTTGCTACTACAGCAGTCAATGCTGATATTACAGCAGGTAGATTTACAGTGGAATTGGAATATTCAGTATATTAACAATAATGGCTAGGGTGTAAAAGCCCTAGCCTTTTTTTTATAAAAGGAATAAAATATGGATATAAAATCAGCAAATATTACAACTGCCACTACAACAACTGTGTTTGATGGCCCCGGAAGAATAGTAGGAGTTTCATGGGTGCAACCTTACAATGCTGCGGCAGGAACTATTACTTTATTGGATGGTTCTACAACTTTGGCAGTTATTGATGTACCAAGAACTAATGATTCTGATGCTGGAGATAGTAAATCAGTAGCAGGATCTATAATGTTTCCGGGTGCATTTAGATGTGAATCAAGTATTAAATGTACGAATGCTGTAACTACACATGTGACAGTTTATTACAATTAGGATAAGATATGGCAACTTCTGGAACTAAAACATCTACTTTATATGTTGATGAAATTATCGATGAGGCTTTATCTCGTATAGGCAATGAGCCTACTACAGGGAAAGAAGCAAGTAGTGCAAGAAGAACTCTTAATATAATGATGCGTGAATGGGCAAACAGAGGTATTCAACTATGGACAATAGATGAAACAACTCAAACTGTTACTGAAGGCACAGCAAATTATACATTAGATTCTTATACTTTAGATATATTAGAAGCTGTCATATCGAGAACAGAAAACAGTCAACGAACTGATTTTCAAATGGATAGAATAAACAGAGAAGATTACTTAAATATTCCTGTTAAAGCAACTAAAGGAAGACCTTCACAGTTTTTCTTAGATATGCAAAGAGCATCACCTGTAGTATATTTATATCCAACACCAGATAATTCTACAGACGTTTTTCGTTATAGTAGAAGAAATAGAATAGAAGATATTACTGCTTCTACAGAAAGTATAGATATACCAGATAGTTTTTTACCATGTGCAGTTAGTGGTCTTGCATTTTATATGGCACAAAAAAGACCACAAATAGATATTAATAGAAGACAAGAATTAAAATTACAATACGAAGAAGAGTTTAAAAGAGCCATAGATGATGGCAGAGAAAAAGTTGATTTAAAAATTTATCCTAAATTAGCGAGGGCTTAATGGATAATGTAAAAAAATGTAAATTAGACAGTGAAAAATGCATTAATTGTGCGTGTTTTTGTGATGATTGTGAATGTACATCTGATAATGGTTGTCCTAAATGCAATTGTTATGAATCAGAGGACAAATAATGGCATTTGCAAAAGGTAAATATGCTAAAGCTGTATCAGATAGAAGTGGTTTTGCATATCCATACAATGAAATGGTTAAAGAGTGGAATGGTTCTTTAGTACATAAATCAGAATTTGAGCCTAAACATCCTCAATTAGAACCAAAAAAACATGCAGTTGATGCAACTGCATTAAAAGATGCTAGTCCACAAGTAAAATTGTATGGTTCTGATCAATTATATAATGGATCTGTTAATACATTACAACAAAGATTAGGTATTACTGCTGCAGACAAAAGAATAAGAGGTAGTTTTACTTTAGCGACAGGCAATACATTAGTTACAGCATTGACATCTAGTGCAAGTTTAGGTAGTGTATCGATTAGTGTCTCATAAAGTAAAATTATTTGTAGCAACACCAGCTTATGGTGGATGGTTGTGTGAAGATTACTTCCATTCTATGTTAGAATTACAAACTTTTTGTAATCAAGAACAGATTCCTTTTCGTATACAAACACTTGGAATGGAATCTTTAGTTACTAGAGCAAGAAATACGTTAGTAGCAAACTTTTTAGATGATGAAGATGCTACACACTTGTTGTTTGTTGATGCTGACATAGGATTTAAACCTCAAATTGTCAAAAGAATGTTAGATTTTGATCATGAGGTAGTTTGTGCACCATATCCAATGAAATTAATTAATTGGAGTGCTATTCCACAGCTAGTAAAAGATGATTTAGACTATAAAACACTAAGTTTACCTTATGTTTTAAATTTTGCAGATAAAGATAACGTACAAGTTAAACAAGGTTTCGCAAAAGTATTAGATGCGGCTACTGGATTTCTTTTAATAAAGAAAGAATGTCTTTTAAAAATGATAAAAGAGTATCCAGAGTTACATTACAATACAGATCAAATATTAAATGGCAAAGAATATGATTCAAAGAACACTTATTTGTTTTTTGATACAATGAAGGATGAAGATGGAAGGTATTTATCAGAAGATTACGCTTTCTCAAGAAGATGGCAAAAAATCGGAGGAGAAATCTGGGCAGACCTTTCCTCAGAACTCATCCACTACGGACAATACAAGTTTCAAGGACAACTCTGGAAACATTTCGACAAAAAAAAGTCGTAAAGACGTAACTGTAAAAGTTACAGGAATAGAATCAAAAATATTTAGAGGAGATTTAAATGGCTAATGCTACAGTTACACCTATAAAATCAACAGTAGTAATAAAAAACCCTAAAAAAGGTTTTATAAGAAAATTATCTCCAGAAGCAGTAAAAAAATATGAAGAAAGAGAACAACGTCTTATTAAAGAAGGAAAAAGGAATAAATAATGGCAGATGATGCTTCAATAACACTTACAGCAACTGTATTACCAGATGAAATAGCTAAAACTATTTCTGGTAGTGTAAGTATAAGTCCTGCTGATGCAAATGATAAATGGTATTACAAATTAACAAGTGTATCAAACTCTAGCACAGATTTAATTGCAGGATATTTTACAGATTACACTGCTGTAGATGATGATACAGCACCAACTGCTGTTGCTACAGGAGATAAAGTTAATTTTTTATTTATTAAAAATACTGATTCTTCAAATGATGTTTATATTGTTTTAGATGCAGGAACTGCTTCTACTTCTGTAACAGATGGAATTAAAATTGCAGCAGGACATTCTTGGTTTGCAAATTTACCAAATACAACTGTTGCTGATATACATGCAATTTCATCTTCTTCAACAGTAACATGTATAGTAGCAGCATTATTAGATGATGTAGGTTAGGAGATAACATGGCAACAATGACATATGCAACTTTAACGCAAGACCTTAAAGATTGGATGGAAAATGATGGAACAGAATTTTCTAATGAAACAGACAATTTTATTGGAATAGCTGAACAAAGAATTGTAAGAGATATAGACCCACAGGCTTTTACAAATACAGCATATTCTTCATTTAATGCTAATGACAGATTTGTTACAAAACCAACTGATGCTTTAATTGTAAGACATCTTTTATATCTTGATTCTGATAACAAAAGACATTTTTTAGAAAAAAGAACAGATGAATATATATATGATTACTGGCCCACAGCGGCAACAACAGGATCACCAAAATATTTTGCTGATTATAATGACACAGAAATTTTAGTAGCACCAACACCAAGTGCTGCATTACGAATAGAAATGAGCTACGTTCAACGATTAGATCCATTATCAAGTACCAATACAACAAATTGGTTAACAAAAAATGCACAAGAATTAATCTTGTTTGGAGCATTAATGGAGGCTTGTACTTTTAGTAAGAATAGAGAAGATTTACAAATTTACTCATCAAGATACAAGGCTTCTGTTGATTCAATAAATAATCAAGCAAGACGAAGAAGAAGAGATGATTATAATGCTCCCATGAATGTATTGGGAGAAAATAATATACAACAAGCGACTACATAGGAGAAATTAAATGGCAATAACGCAAACATTAACAGACGCATTCTTACAGGATTGTTTAGATGGTGGGCACAATTTAGGAAATGGTGGTAACACTTTAAAAATAGCTTTATACACTTCAAGTGCTTCACTTGGGGCTACAACAGCAACTTACACTACTTCAGCAGAAGTAAGTGGAACAGGATATACAGCAGGGGGAGCAACTCTCTCTAGTCAAGCTGTTGCTTTTGACTCTAGTAATAACGTAGCATATTTTGATGCAGCAGATCCAGCTTGGACTACTGCAACAATTACTGCTCGTGGTGCTATGATCTACAACAATTCTAAATCAAATGCATCTGTTGCAATATTGGATTTTGGTTCTGATTATACCTCAACAGCAGGTACATTCACAATTCAATTACCATCTGCAGCGTATAATACAGCTATAATTAGGATTAGCTAAACATGGCATCTGGTACAGGTGGATACAATGCTGGTGCATATGGTGACAATGGATGGGATGATGGAGCATTAATATCTGAAGCAGGTATTGCTGCAGATTTAGTTTTAGGTTCTGAAACACCTCAAGCTAATGCTGATGTAACAGAAGCAACTACTCCAGAATTAGGAGCTATAGGTTCTCTTGCATCTTTTGCCGCTATTACAGGAACAGCAAATTTTTCAGCTACTGGTCAAGGGGGAACTTTAGCTACTGGAACTGTTAAATTCTGGACTCTATTAGATACAACTTCTGATGGAACTGAAACTTGGACAACTGGACACGCAAATTAAGGAAATAATATGTCAAATTATACACAACTAGGCTTTATTAAGCAAACTGATGGAGAAAATGAGGGTACATGGGGTGATAAACTCAATGAAAATCTTATTGATCTGTTGGATGATGCCATTGGTGGATATGTCGAAGTAAGTGTTGCCTCTGGCAATGTAACTTTAGCTTTTGCTGATGGAACAGCAGATAATAATGGAAGACACGCAGTAATTAAATTTACTGGTTCTCCCGGAACAACGAGAACTGTTACATTCCCAGATGCACAGGTAAACTATTTTATTGTTAATGGCTCAGATAGTTCAGTAATTTGTACTTCTGGCACTGGAGCGGCTACGGTCACTATTCCAACTGGAATGAAAGATGTTATCTATATAGATGGCAGTGATGAAGTTTTAAGTATGTTTGGAACTCCAAACTTATCATCTTCTGGTAATTTTACTATTGATGCAACAACAGATATTATTCTTGATGCTGATGGTGGAGATATATTTTTTAAAGACGCAGGTACTACTTTTGGTAGTGCAACAAATACTTCTGGTAATTTAATAATTAAATCTGGAACAACTACTGCTTTAACTTTTAGTGGAGCAAACGTAACAGCCGCAGGAAATTTAACAGTAGATGGTAACTTAGATGTTACTGGAACTTTAGACCTAAGTGATTCAAACTTTACTAATGTTGGTTCTTTACAATTAGACTCAATTGCAGGTGATGGAGATACTGATACATCAATTACTTTTTCTGGTTCAAACGTAATTACAGTTAAAGCTAATAATGAAGACCAACTTACATTTATTGATGGTGCTATTATACCATCTACAGACGATAATATAGATTTAGGAAGTTCTTCTGCTCAATTTAAAGATGCATACATAGATGGAACTCTAGAAGCAGATGCTATAACTATAGCAGGAGTAACATTAGCAGAAACAATTGCTGATACTGTTGGAGATATGGTAGGCTCTAATACAGAAACAGGAATTACTGTAACTTATCAAGATGGAGATAATACTTTAGACTTTGCTCTTGGTGCTGCACAAACAACTATCACATCTTTACTTGCAACTGATATTAAAATTGGTGAAGATGATGAAACAAAAATAGATTTTGAAACTGCTGATACAATTAACTTTTATGCAGGAAATGAAAAACAATTAATAC